ATAGTCGGCATCACACTGCGGGCAGTACCCGCCAGTCTCTGCAATCTCACTGGCGGTATTGTGCGACCCGCACGACTCGCATTGAAATGTTGGGGCGCTCATTCGCTCAACTCCTTCTTGGAGAGAAATTCACCAATGCGGCAGCGCAATTTATGCGAGCCGAGTTTTCCTTCCCAGCAGCAAACATCAACAAACGCGAGAGACTCAAGCAGCAGCCCTTCAAGCTCCGCAATCCTCGCCTTACCCTGCTCAACTTCATGCAGATAGTTCCGCTGGTCTTGCTTCAGCGCTTCGGCTACTTCGCGCAGTTGTTCGCCTGTGGTCATTCTCATATCGTCGCCCTCACTGTTAGCCATTCGTGCAATTCTTCTGCATACGCCTCCACAAAACGGCGAGAAGCAGCATCGGCGGCAACAGCATTGCCACTGCGATTGTTGGCGAGGCCTCGACGAACCCTGACGCCGTAAATGTCCACGCAAGCGCGGCCACGCACCAACGATTTTTACTCTTCATTGCCATACTCCTGCTCAGCTTCTTTCGCAAGTGGCTTCAGCAGCTCGAGAGCCGCTTCGCGAATGACCGTCTCGCCGACATCATAGGTTATCTCTCGCAACGCGCTGGAGGCTTCCGCTGCATCGCCTAGGTCGATCGCGGTCATCAGCCAGCCAAGCGCGCTGGCGTCAGCGCCTTGGAAGCAAGCCAGCACGCGCTTGCCCACCAGATCGTGCAGCGCGTCAACGGGCACACGTACACGCCCACTGAGTTTGTAATCTTGGCCTGACATCAACCAGTCTGCGGAACCCTCCAGCCAGTTAGATCCGGTGGGCGTGTCCAAGAAGTCCGGCGTGTCGTCAGGCAGCTCGTTGTCGTAGCGGCGCTGCGCAGCCTTCATTGCATCGTTTGCATTCATGATTTGGATCTCCTTGGAGGTCAGTAGTTGCGGGCGTAGAGGCATTAAACTCTTGTTATCAGGCAAAGGCAAACGCTTTTGTTCGATAACTCACAACCCGTCCAAGACGGCTGAAGCGGTCAGGCTCTTCGATTGAAGCGCGGCAGCCACTCTCTCGTCGATTGTGTCCACCCCGGCGATGTCAATGTACAGGACATTCTTCTTGGTTCCGATTCGGTGGCAGCGATCTTCAGATTGCAAGCGCAACTCAAGGGAGAAATTGGAGCTGTAGTAGATGGCGGTCGTAGCCGCGGTGAGCGTCAGGCCGATGCCGCCTGCTTGCGCCTGACCGATAAATGCACGCGCCTCGCCGCTCTGGAATGAATCGACTGCAACCTCACGGTCTGCCGTTTTTACGCCGCCGTGATACTCCACGCAGGGCACGCCAAGCGCCTTCATCGCTTCCACGATCTGACGTAGCTCTTCCCGATACACAGCCCATATAATGAACTGCCCGTCGATGTCCTCTACCAGATCCTTCAGAAGCTGCAGACGCGGGTTCTCTGCGCACACGTACTCAGGCTTCCCGTCCGCCATAACGAACCCTGCAGCCATCTGTTGCAGCTTGGTGATCTTCGTCATGGCTGTGTATGCATCGATGTCGCCGTTGTCTCGGTCGTAACGCAGCTCATCAGCGGCCTTGTCGTAGACGCGCCGCGCGGCTGGAGTCAGGTCATAGTAGGCGGTCTGATAGATTTTATCCGGGAGATCAAGGCAGTCTTTTTTCAACACACGGAAGGTGTGCGGCGACATCAGGCTCTGCAGTTTGTCAAGGTTACGGAATACCGGGCGTCCATCGTCTCCTTTCCTGATCATTTGCGGCGCGACGCCTCTGGCGCTTTTGGCTGCAGCGTGTCGCACGAGGTGGTGCTCAGGTGGAAGCACATCGGCAAACTCCGCTGTAAACGCGCTGAATGAAGTTGTGCCAAGCAGAGAGCCACGTGGCTTCAGGAACTCAAATTGGTAGAACACATCGAGAGGCGAATTTGCTATCATTGTGCCGGACGCGATGCGCCGCGACTTTGCCAGCTTGCCTAGGGCGATGCACTTCTTCGTTCTGCCTGCGGAGCCTGTTTTGATCCTGGAGCTCTCGTCCACTATCATCATCGCCTCATGTCGCATCAGGAACAGTTCAGCGGCCTTGTAACCGTCCTTGGTGTTCAGCGCGTCGATGTTTATTGCCACCACAACCAGCGCGCCGTCATCGTCCGGGTGCATCAGTTTCTGCAACCGTGCCTTGCGCCTTGCGCCCATGCCTGACGAGTAATAATCTGCCTTCACTGCAGTGGAAAGATGAGCTGGAATTTCCCTTCGGATCCAGTTGGTGTGAACTCCTTTTGGCGCTACAACTAGCACGCCAGTTATCCTGGACGCCGCGTGCTGGCGCTCGGCGTCATTCAACAGCATCCACGTTTTGCCTGTGCCTTGTTCAGCAGCCAGAGCGAATGCAACGGGCGCTGCATCTAGGCGGCGCTGTCCTTCTACCTGATGTTCCATTGGAGTGGTTTTCATTTAGTGAGTTCCTGATAGATCCCCGCCCAAGAGTCGGCGATGGACGCGGCCTGAAGTTGCGCCGCAGTGAAATCGTTTATTGCCGTAGCGTGATCGGCATGCACGAGGTAAAGCCGCATGGAGTCGTCTCGCACCAGAGTGTAAACTGGAAGCGACCGCGCGGCGGCTTTTAGGTGCCAGTTGATTTGGGACTGCCGTAGGCCATTGACACCCAGCAGCCGGGTCGACGAGCGCGCAGGACAGACAGCAGCCTTCAGTTCCACCCAAGCCATCTTTCCGTGCATCAGCACGTGCACATCAGGCATACCGTCTGCGACCACGTTCTCGACGCGCTCCAACCAAACGCCGGGCGGCGCTTTGCTGCGCATCGCGTCCCACACTCGCTGCTCTGGCTTCCTCACAAGAACATCTCCGGGTTAGTCAGGCACTTGATCTTCGCGACCGTCATCATCGAGAATTGCTTGAGCCACTTGCCACGAACCAAGAACCAGTCTTGGCCGTCGACAGCTCCGTCCGCCAGCGGCTGGCCAAGCTCTTCCCAGCTTTGCGACTTGATGCGTAACACCACAGGCTTGCTTACGGAGTCGTCGACCACGAACGCATCCAGGAACAGACTCTGCCCCTCTTTACGATCTCCGCCGCGTCTTGCGAGACGGACAGCTTCATTCTCGTCGCGCCGCTCTTTGCGAACAAGGCGGCAAACCACCACGGCATTTTCGAAGTCATCCAGTTCCGCGAACTCTCGGACGCGGCCATGGATGTTGTAGTTGTGCGGATGATCATAAATGTCTCCCCAGAGTGCATGAGCTGGACGAAGCTCTTGGTGCTTCGGCTTGTGCTTGGCCAGCTTCTTTACGTCTGCCTCTGTCAACCCTCCTGAGTTGCGCTTGTCGACGTAAAACTTTGCCTTGACGGGGCCGATGCCGACAAGGTTCGTGAACCCACCAAGCAACTTGCCAGCCCTTGCAGCCCAGTTAACCTCCGACAGCTCCGCATTGAACGGGGAGTAGTCAACGCCCTCTGCGGTCAGCTCGCGCAAGATCTCGACCACCTGCTCGTCGTCCTTCGCGTTACGCAGACACGCTGCAGCGTACTCGAGTTGGTGGTAACGCTTCATGTAAGCGCACCAGTAACTGATCACTGCGTACGAGCAGGTGTGCGACTTGTTCATTCCCCAAGCGCCGAACGAACATATCTCATCCCAGATCTGAAGCGCTTGGTCTGGATCGATGCCTTGCGCAGCAGCGCCCTCGGAGAAGATCTCGCCGCGTCGGGCGAAGAACTCGGTGCCTTTGCGGCCAGACATCGCCTTGCGAATGGTGGACGTCTCTTCCCAAGAGAACTGCCCTATCTCCCGGACAATGCGCATAACTTGTTCTTGATAAAGCACAACGCCCATGGTGTCAGAAAGGTAAGTTGCCATGGAAGGATGGCGGTAGGTGACTGCCTCGCGCCCTGCGTTGCGGTTGATGTAATGGTTAGCCGCGCCACCACCCAACGGGCCTGGACGGGCGAGTGCGGTCACGTGATCGATCTGGGTGAATGACTCGATCGGAACCTGCATCGACACGCGGCGTTGCGCGCCACCTTCGAATTGAAATAGGCCGGAGAACTTGGCTTGGTTGAAGATCGAGAAGACCTCTGGATCGTCCAACTTCAGCCCGTACAGCTGCTCGTTGGTGATGCACCCCGTGTCCTCGATGACGCCAAGTGTGCGCAGACCCAACGCATCGATCTTGAGTAGGTTCAGCGTCTCGGCGTCCTTCTTATCTATCTGGGCAACGCCATCGTGCACGGTGCAGTACTCAACGACTGGCACGTTTGCTACGATGATCCCTGCTGCATGCACCCCTGTGTGCGAGGCGTGATTCTCCAAAGCGCCCATCAACGCGGCTTCCGGGTAACGCGCCATGAACTCTTGCCCCGGCTTGGTGTTGGCCAGCGTGTCCTCAAGACCTTTGCCGTAACGTGAGTCTCCCGAGGAATACTCGATCAATACATTAAGCACGGCAAAGGTGCTGCCGTGTGGAATCGCCATCTTCTTGCCGACGTGAGCCATCACAGAGCGCGGCTTGAGTGTGTTCAGCGAGCCGATGCGGGCTACGCACTCTGGCGTGTACTTGTTGGCGAGGTAATCGAAGACCATGTGACGCTTCTGGTCATTGAAGTCAATGTCAATGTCTGGCAGATCGTTACGATTGATGTCAATAAAACGCTCGAAGAGCAAGCCGAACGGGATCGGATCCACCTCAGTGATGCGCAACAGATAGCAGACCAGCGAGCCTGCAGACGAGCCGCGAGCTGGACCAACGAGCATGTGCTGCTTGGCCCAGCAAACCAGATCGGCAACCACCAAGAAGTAGCTCTCGTATTGCTTCTGCTCGATCATGGCCAGCTCACGCTCCAGCCTGGCTTGGTACTCCGGAGTCCATTCTGCGATGTGGCCGCTGCCAACACGGTACTTCACCCCTTCTGCCGACAGAGCGTGCAAGTCGCCTGCCACTGAGATGATCGGCGCGGCGCGAAGCTCGACGCCCTGTAACCGCTCGCCAACTTCAAACGTGTTCAACCGTGCTGCGTGGAACGTGGCGTCGTCCAGGAACCAGAACGCTTGGCGCAACTCGTCGTCTCGGAGGATCGTTTGCGGCGTCATCTTGCGTCCGTCCACCCAAGCCAAGTACTCTGGCAGTTGGGCTGCGGAAGGGTAGTCGCAATCCGAGGTCAGCACCAGCGGCTTGCCTGTGGAGCGGTGAAGATCGAGCGCGTGCTTGCTCTGACGCAGGCTGCGCGGGTTGACGTCGATGTAGTCGAACGCCTCTGGCTCGGTTAGGGCCGCGCCAGCGAAGCGGATCACACCCTTGGCATCGGCCAACTCCTCTGCCGTAGTTGGGTTGGCTGAGCTGAGGCGGTAGAAGGCTGCGACGTCCTCAGCCAAAACCCAGCAGCGTGGCTTTGCTTTGGCCTCTGTGGGGATGCAGAACTCGGTTCCGAAGGCCGGTTGGACGCCTGCCGCCTTGAGCGCCTTTTCCCAGCGCACGTGCCCCCAAGTTCCACCCGTGTCAACTAGACCTGCGGTCTTGACTCCGAGGTCTGCTATTACTTGTGCGGTCTGCTCGACTGTTCCGAACGCCTCACGGAAACTGCACTCAGAGCGTACCCGCAATTGCGGCATGACAGTTTTCAATTATAGATTCCTTTTTGACTATGGTACAAAGGGCCAACACGTCATCCAGCGCACGGTGCGTCTGCGCCAGCGGCTCGCCAGTCAGCTCCTGGTAAAGCTCCAGCAACTTCGGTCGACGCCCCCAAGACTCCGCTCTTTCTTGCGCAGTGCAGATCTTTATGCGCGGCCATGGGAAGTCTTTTGCGCCGCAACGAGCGAGCTCAAGCTCCAGGAGCGTCGAGTCGAACGGAAGGTTGTGCGCGACTACGATGTCGGCCTTGGCGAACAACGCAGTGATCTCAGGAAGAACCTCTCGGAACTCAGGCTTGTCAGCAAGGTCGTCGTCGGTCAGGCCGGTGATCTTGGTGATGATTGCTTCGAGCGGTTGATGAGGATTTATGAGGAGCTGGAGGGTATCGATGACCTCGCCAGCCTCATCCAGAAGGGCCGCGCCAAACTCGATGATTCTGGGTTGCACCCCCTCCTTGGAGAGAGGGTGCTTTGGCAGGCCCGTAGTCTCTGTGTCAAAGACTGCGGTCTTCATCACACGTCAATCCGCACGATGAACTTCACGTCGACAGACAGGATTGCGTGTGTGTCGAAGATCACGTAGTTGTACGAACGCTTGCCTGCAATGTGAGGGTTGGTGTGCGACTCGGTGAAGACTTCCTGCGCAACCTGGATGCCGCGCTCGGCGAAGAACCCGCGCCAGGCCAGCAGCTCTTCCGCACTGCAATGCATGCCCAAGTGGCTCACGCGGTTCTTACCGAACATCCAGTTGTTGGGTGTCGTGTAGTGCAGCACTTCCAGTTCGTTCGCGCCCTTCAACATCTCGTAGTCGAACGACAGGTCAGCTTCGTTGCGGCCTGCGTTGCCATAGACGTTGCCTGCTGCGACCACGTGGTCTTCTGCCCACGCACCAGCACCCATGGCGGTCAGGAGCTCCTTGGCGGCGGCGGGGTCTTTCGGGCACAGCGCAACTTGTTCGATTCGGAAATTCATTATGGGTATGTCCATTTAAATCGGCCAACGATCTCGCCAGCCTTGGTTTGGAATGTGAGCTCACTGTCGCGAGACTCTACGAACTTCGCCCTCGTCGCCTCCACCAACTGGCCATCAACCTCGATGAGCAGCGGGCAGTCCACAGGCGGCAATTGCGAAGCGGAATTCAGATGGACGTCACAGGCCATATGGCATGTCACAACCAGCCAAATACTTGTGGCGCTCTTTGCTGCTAAGCAGGTAAGAGATGAATTCCGCGCACATGGCAGGATCGGTCTCTTCCCCGGTCAACAGGCCGGCCATCTGGTACTTCTGGGCCTCCTCCAGAGTCCAGCCGCGTGTGGCCATCACCTGCTCATCAATGCTGCGGCTCATGCCAGTGTCGCGCAGCTTGTTGGGGCTGACGGAGAACACCGTGATGCCATCACCGATCAACTCACGAGCCAGCTGCTTGGTCAGGATAAGTGCCGCGCCTTTGCTTGCGTTGTAAGCTGCAGAGCAACGCATCGGCATGTGGGCTGCATTGGACACGATGTTGACGACCGTGCCACGACTCTTCTTGAGCAGCGGCAAGCAGGCCTGCGTCATGCGGAAGATGCCCTTGACGTTGGTGTCCATCACGTGATCCCATTCGTCACCAGTCACATCACTCAGCCAGTTGATGCGGTTCACCCCTGCGCAGTTGATCAGGACATCGATCTCTGGCGCGGACAGGGCAGGCAGGAGAACGTCCTGTCCGTTGGCAACGTCGTACTGCAGAACCTCGTGGCCAGCAGCTTCTAGCGCCACGACGAGGGCCGCGCCCAAACCGGAGGAAGAACCCGTCACTAAAATCTTGCTCATGTTATTGCCCTTCTGTGATGATGGCTTCGATCATGGCGCTGTACACGCCGTCGTCGCGGATGGAGTCTTGGTGGGTTAGGTTGCTGATTGCGAAGCGGGACAACTTGACCAGCTTCAATTCAAACAGATGGAAGTGATCCTGCACAACCAACTCAGGCGGCACCCCGTTTGGGAAGAGAACCTTCATCAGCTTGGCGACCATTTTGTAGTTGTCGCCGTACACAGCATTGCGCTCTTTGTAAGTCGCTGCCATCTCTGCAAGGATGTCGCCTGCGTCGCGCCGCTTGGCAGGGAACTTGGTCTTGCCGCTGCAGTTCATCAGCCAAAGATTGTGGATGCCGAACTTGGCGTAAGCACGCAGAACGTCTGTCCGGTCATCGTAAGCAACCGTGATGTCTGACGCCTCGATCCCCTCGCGCTCCAGCAGGGCTGTCTTCAACTCAGGCGAGTGGCGCATGTCCCCTGCAGGTCGCATGAGCAACGAGAAATTGCCACCGAGGTTGTTGCGGATCCAGTCCGAGGTTTGCTCTCTGTAAATCTCCGGGCGAGCAGTCACCACCACCACGCCCAACCCAGCCTGAGCTTTGACCCACTCCATCTGGTTGCAAGGCTTGTCGCTCGTGCACAGGTTGTTGTACTTGGTGTAGTCTGCGTCGGAGGCTCCGAGGCCGTCAGAAGGCAGGAACGCGAGGCGATGGCTGTCATTAGATAAGCAGCCATCTAAGTCGAAAATAGAGATGCTCATTAGTTTTTCCTCAGCAGGTCAATTGCCTTGGCGATAGCCCAACCGGGGCCGTGGCCTGTTGTGATGCCGACGTCGCGAGCCGCGTCCTCAAGCATCTTGATTGCACTGGCGTGCTTGTCTGCGAAGAACGGAGCGACCCAAGGCCAAGCGGCCAGAACCTCCTGGCGCATCTGGTCTGCGATGTCAACGTACTCGCCCTGCACCCTTAGCGACGAGCGCGCCTTGAGCAAGTCGACGAACGAACGCAAGTTGTACTTGGCCACGAGGTTGCACACGACATTCATCGGCAGCAAGCCGCGCGCATCCTGAAGGGCCGCGCCATTCTCAACCATGACCGTGTAGTTGCGCATGGACTGGGTGACTGCCTCTTCGAACATCGACTGCAGCAGGGTGCCTTGCGGATGCGGGTTGACTGCTGCAAACTCGCTGGCGTCTGTCACACGTTGCGACTGCATGGCGTAACTGGCCGTGCGAGTCCGTGTGATCTGCTGAGCTGTAGCGCGGCTCACGCCTTCGATCAAGAAGGTGACGTCGACAAACTCCCAAGAGCTGGGGATGGTGCCTGCCATATACTCAAGCTCGGACACCTTCTTCTCAGGAGTCATCGCCTTGATGCCCTCCAGAAGAGAAGCGGTCATATTGAGGCGCGTCGACTTGGTGTAAATCAGCATGTCTGCTGCGTGCCAAGCTTCGTCAGCGCGGCCCTTGCCTGTGAAATCAACCAGCGTTACCTTAGCCATTATTAGCTTGCTCCCATTCATTGTTTGCGTTGTAACGTCCGTGCCAGTTTCCGACCTTGATTGGCAACGTCCCAGCGGAGCGTTGCACCATCAGCAACCCGTTGTAAGGGCCGCCAGAAAGAAGCTTCTTTGTTGCTTTTCCGTTTCTTGGTTTTCTCATTTGTAACCTCACATTGCCGCCAAGCGGCGCTCGTAACTAGACGCGGTCAACAGACGCTTAACCACAGCGACGTCATCCACCACGTCATCCAACAGCAAGTTGCGCCACGTGGCGAACCGACCCAGCGAGTAGACCCCAAAGTCATTGGTCAACTTGGCTATCAGCGCCTTTCGAGCAGTCGAGTCGACAGGGGCGATCTTGCCATAGCTCTGCGATACCTTCTCGATCAGCTCGACGCCGTCCGGAAGAGCGAATGCCTGCAACAGATCTTCCATCCACGCAGCGCCACCTTGGTTTCCTTCGCTGAACTCAACGATCAGCGTCTCGCCTGTGATGCTCGCCCGGTACATACAGTGCTCTTCGCCCGGAAAGTAGATGGTCTGGTAAGCGCTGCAATTGGGCACGTGGAACCTGCAGACTGTGATGCCAGCACGCTTGAACTCCAGGTCGTGCGGGATCGCCAGAGCGGCCAGAGCCACGGGCAACGGAGCCGTGCTGATCAGCTGCACCTTACGCTCGGAAGCGCCTTGGTAGTCGGCTGGCGTTTCCCAGTGGATGCGGCTGTGAGCGCCCTCGACCAGTTGCGCGTAGAACGAGTCCGGCGCGATAAAACGATCCACAGGTTCCATGTTCCAGATGCTGCGGTCACCCTGCAGGATGCCGAGGCACTTGCGCGAGTAAAGGTTGCCAGCGCGGATGCTTGGATTCTGGAAGCGGCCATCGAGCCAAATGCCCTTGCGCACACGAACCTTGGTGAAATCAATGCCGGTCAGCTTGGCGACAGAGTCGCTGCGGAACCGCAAAAGAGCCTTGTGCATCTCGCGCTCCGGGCCAGCTTCAATCACAGGCATGCGCGGGAAAGCGTGAGCTGCTATCAGGCCGGCCAAGCCAGCTCCGACGATCACTCTTCAATCTCCAGCCAACCAGCCTTGACGAGCGCGATGACCTTCTGACGGATGTCGTACCCGAAGTGCTTGTCGATCTCAGCCAAGGAGGCAGCGCCGCCGCCGTCCAGTATCATGTGCACGATAGCGCGGCGCTCGGAACCGGCTTGCAAGCGGCTCTTTGCGTTCTTGCCGCGTAAGCTAACGACGGTGTCGTCAGCGTAGGTTGTTGGTCGCACCATTACTTCCTCCTCAAACGGGGCCGAAGCCCCGTGGTCAATTAAACTTCCAGAGCTTCCCATTTGCGGCCAAAGGCGTTCAGGTTGCCCTCTGCCTTGAGCTCCATGCGGAACTTGATGTGCTTGTTCAGCGGAAGGCCCAATGCAACGAAAGCAGCACGGACACTGTTGAACTCAGCGCCGTTGACGCGCACAAAGTGACGCTTTGCGCGCTTGGCGGCAACCTCTTTGTCTTCCCACGACCGGGAGATGCCCTCGGAGCGAGCCTCGTTGGCGGCTTGCTTCTTGTAGCGAACCTCACCCCACTCAGCGTCGCAAGCCATGCAGCTCCACTGCTTGGTCATGCCGGCCTTGGCCTTGCTGCCCGTTGCTTCAACAGCGGAGTCGAAGTCCATGACGCCGTTGCTGAGGTGGATGCCGCACTCAGGGCAGTGGCTGTGGCCAAAACCGCTCACAGGCTCCTTGGCCTCTTCAGCCACCTGCATCGCCTCGATCAGCAAGAGCACACGCTTCTCAGCGGTCTTGCGGTCGGCGAACTTGGTCACAGCCTTGTCGGAGTGAGCGTTGTAGAATTCAACCAGTTCTTTGGTGGTGGCGGTAGCGATGTTGATCATGGCGGCGTTCCTGTGTTTGGTTTTGATGAGCCTATTAAACTCCTGTTATCGAACAAAGGCAACAAATTTTGCTCTTTAACTCAAAGTTATTTTGCATAAACTTGCTTTTTTGCTCAATAACTACGACAGTCACCTTTCCGAGCAGCACTTGACGGCCGAGACTTGCGCCACAACCAACCAAAGAAGGAAGTAAAGATGAACGTGATAGCCAGCAGCATCCCCATGCGATATGATCCGTTGACGGAAAGCCGTGTGCCTACCATCGACCTTTCTAGTGCAGCTCGTTACGGCAAGATAAAGGTTCTCGTGCCAGATTATCCTTGCGACAGGGACTCCGCTCTGGATGCGGTGCGTGATGGCATGGCGAGCTACGACCCAGAAGACTTGCTCGTCGCAAGCGGAGACCCAATCCTTTTCGCCCTGGCATTCACCTTGGCCGCTGATACCCACAGCGTCGTGAAGTGTTTGCTGTGGGACAAGGGCAACCGTTGTTATGAACTTGTTGAGGTGACACTGTGAGCGAACTAACCCGGCTGGTTGGACTGGCCGAGCTGCTTGTCAAGCAGAAGTCCAAGGTGGCTGACCTAGAAGATCAACTCAAGGCGGCGAAGGCCGATGCGTTCCGAACAGAGCGCGAAGACCTGCCTGAGCTGATGAGTGAGGTCGGCATGAGTGAGTTCGTCCTGGAGGACGGCTCAAAGGTCTCCGTTAAAGAAGAGGTCGACGCTTCCATCACGGAAGCAAAACGAGATGCCGCGTTGGCTTGGCTTGTTGATAACGGCTTCGGCGGTTTGATCAAGACGACGGTGACGGCTAGCTTTGCCAAGGGCGACCGTGAGGCCGCAGTTGAATTGGCAGAGCGCATTTCTCAAGACGGCATCATCGCCGAGCTGAAGGAAGTGGTGCACCCCGCAACACTAAAGTCGTTCGTGAAAGAGCAGTTGTCGCACGGGGAAGAGATCCCATTCGACACATTCTCCATCCGTCCGTACAACATCGCTAAAATCTCCCCAGCAAAAGGAAAGTAAAATGTCCGCTAAGAAAACTACCGAAGTAACAACAACCAACCATTCGCAAGAGCTGGCCCTGGACTTCATGGCCGACGTCGGCACCGGCATGGAAGGTGCTGACAAAGATTCCTTCGCCATTCCGTTCCTGCGTGTCCTGCAGAAGATCAGTCCACAAGTTGATGAGGCGGACGCCGCCTACATCGAAGGTGCCAAGGGCGGTTTGCTCTTCAACTCCGTGACCCAAGAGCTTTACCCGTCGGTCACCTTCCTGCCATGCGCCTACCAGCGTCGCTTCCTGCGTTGGGCACCACGCGGCTCGGATGGCGGCTACAAGGGCGAGTTCATGCCGGAGGCGGTTGCCGCTATGCGCGATGAAGGTGAGCTGGTTGAGTTCGAAGGCCGCTTATACTTCCCCTTGGAAGACGGCTCCGTCAACCCGAAGAAGTGCGACTTCATGGCCGACACTCGCAGCCACTTCGGTATCGTGGTCAATGAAGAGACCGGCGCTTACTCGCAAGTGCTGCTGGCGCTTTCCTCCACCCAGATCAAGAAGTCCAAGCAGCTCATGAGCCTCTTGTCTGCGGTCAAGGTGAAGGGGCCGAACGGCATGGTCACCCCGCCAACGTGGGTCAACAAGATCACCCTTACCAGCGCGGTCGAATCCAACGACCAAGGCTCTTGGTTCGGCATCAAGCTTGCCCCGGCTGGATTCATCACCGACCAAGACCTTTACGCAGCTGGCCGTGAGTTCCACGCAGCCATCGCAGCGGGTGATGTGAAGGCCAAGTACGACGGCATGAACGAAGAGCAATCCTCAGACAAGTTCTGATCCCGCCAACAAGAGGGGCTGCGGCCCCTCTTTTCTTTGGATGCGAATTATGTTTGATGAATTCTTCGAGGCTATGCAACGCTTCGTCCCAGAAGACGCAAGAATCATGAGTTGCCAGTTCCGTGGCGATCCAAACGACGATCAAACCGGCAAGTGGCGCAGCAGGGTGATCACCCGCGCCAATGCGATCGACGACTTTTGCAACGTGTACCTGTGCGTCAGTGCGATGCGCAAAAACGACCGTGGGGAGTTCAGGCGGCGCAAGGAAAACTTCGCTGGCGGCTTGCTGCTGATGATCGACGATATTGGCGACGGAAAAGGCTCCAAGTTTCCGCGATCCGTCCTAGATCCGTTGCCACCCACGGCAATGATCGAGACCAGCCCTGGGAACTTCCAAGGTGTGTACATGTTCGACTCGTTAGTGACCGACACGGAGGAGTTCGATGCGCTGATACGAGCGTTTATACAAAAGCAGTTTCTGGCCAGCGACACTGGCATGGCAGGGGTGAACAGAGTGTTCAGGCCGCCAATCGGAATCAACGGAAAGGAGAAATACAAGACAGACGGGAAGCCGTGGCGGGTGCGGATGGAATCCTGGAATCCTGAGCGGCGCTATTCAGTCGCGCAGATTGCCAAGGCGTTCGGGCTTACGCTCATACGGCCCGTACGTGCGCCTCGCGATTTAGGCGTGATAACCGCTGCCAAGGCAGAGCGCATCAGGGCGTTCGTCGAAGTGCGCAGCGCGCTACGCAGCGCTGGGATGATCAAGCGCGAAGAGGCTGATTACTCAGGCTGGATTCAGGCTCAGTGCCCTTGGGTTCACAACCACACAGGAGGCGTAGACAACGGTGCCGCCATACGCTTGCCTGAAGCTGAGAACGAATGGCACGGCGCGTTCCGCTGCCACCATGGCGGCTGCGATGGGAAGGGCTGGCGAGAACTGACTGACTGGGTAGCGGAGGAACAAGCGGAGATACTCAACCTAATAAATAATAACGCAAGGGACAAGCTCCATGAATGACGACGAGTTATTGAAGATGGCTGGCGAAGCTGAAGAGCAGGCGGGCGGGATGTTCGTTCGCCGTCGCCGCTCAATGGAAGATTTCAGGTACGACGAGCGCCAGGAAAAGTTCTGGGATACGACCACGGGCGAACTGCTAGGAGCGAAGTCAGTTGACGGCGCTATTCCAAAAAGCAGCTGGCCTACCAGAGAAGGAGCCAAAGGCCAACTCAAGCCGTACGCGCCTAGCATTGCAATCAACGACGTAGAGACCGGGCTGACGGTTGAAGGCTCAACCTGGTGGCCCGGTCAGCCGAGGTTCATCCACGACGTGATCATAAACGAACGCGGCCTGATAAAGAAGAAAGGCGCTGCATGCTACAACACGTATTGCGCGCCTGACCGCTCAGACCTGAAAACAAGCCACAATCCTGACCTGTGGATAGAGCATGTGAAATTCCTGTTTCCAGATCCCCTGGAGCACGAACACTTCTTCGACTTCGCCGCGCACATGCTCCAGCGACCTGATGAAAAGGTAAATCACGGCCTCGTGATAGCTGGCGCGCAAGGGATCGGCAAAGACACGACCCTAGCTCCGCTCAGAATGGGCGTTGGCGAGCACAACACCGCAGAGATTGAGCCTGACGCTATCACCTCGCAATACAACGGCTACGTGAAGTCAGTGCTGCTGGTCATCAATGAGGTAAGGCCGCACGACGAGGACCACAAGGCGTCCAGCTTCTATAATCAGCTAAAACCGCTGCTGGCCTCCCCACCCGAAATGCTTCCAATGGAACTCAAGTATGCGAACGTCATTTACATCCGCAATTTATGCCACGTTGTGCTGACGACAAACGACCCGCTCACCATGTACATCCCATCTGAAGATCGGCGGCTTTTCGTCATGACATCGCCACTTCCAGACCCAAAGAAAACGCCGATATTCGCCCCGGATTACTTCACAAAAATACACGACTATTTGAGCGCAGGAGGCTCCCACGCGGTCATCCGTTGGCTGCTCAATAGGCCTCTATCTGGCTTCAATCCTTGTCTCCCTCCACCAGCTACAGCGGGGAAAAAGGCAATTATCGACTCAGCGCATCAGGTGAGGCGTACTTTCGCTGACGATATTTACGAATATTTTGTTCAAAAACTATTCCCAGAAAAACCACCAGAAGTGTTCTTCACACGCGACCTTTTCGACTTTGTAAACGCATCAGACCTTTTCGACGACCGAAAGGAGGCAATCAAAATGCTGTCTGCAAAAACATTCCATTTCAAGATGAATGAGCGCGGATATGACGCCGTTCGCAACCCCAATACGGTGGAGTGGTGCAACGGCAAGTTCAGGAGCCGCATGGCTTACGTGGCGAAGTCAGTCCCGTTCGCTGATCAGGTGAAGGCCGTGGAAGCCGCCTTGCGCGTTCGTCCGTTAGCGCTGAATTTCGTCCAGTGAGGCCGCGCGGCTCCCGCGCCTCCCGCGGGTTTTACTATTGTTGACGCGTATAAAAACTTATATAACCCCTAGAGTTTGCTAGCGGGAGTGTTTTTATGTTGGGTTTTGCTCGATAACTAAAGTAAGTTTTTTTATCTGACGACAATAGTAAAACCCGCGGGAGGCGCGGGAGGCGCGGGAAGTGTGATTTGAAGGGCAGACACGCGGCAATTATTGTCGACCAAAATACGAGGTGTGACACATGACGATTTACCAAGAAGTCAGTCAGGCAGTTTCCCGCATAATGAACATCGATTCCATCGACTCAACCACCAAGGCAAAATGGCAAAGCGAATACCAATCAGGCTGGCCAGAACTCAGGGCGAAAGGCAGCGGTCTTTCCCCTGCTGAATTGCTCGTGCAAGACTGCATGACGCGCGCGGCTCTCCATAGAGCGCTGACTCCGCTTCAATGGCACATGCTTGTTGCCAAGTACTCAGCGAACCGGGCTGACGCCGTAGCCTCGATAACGTGGCTCGCAACGCGGATTGAGTCTCCAGCGCACAACTACTTCAAGCTGAAGTGCGTCAGCGCTTGGGCGATGCCTAAAGTACGTGGGCTGCATGGTTCGACGGCGCACGCGGCTGGCCTTCCTGACGCCTTCTACTCCATTAGCACTTGGGACCACGATGGACGCCCAGAGGGGACGCTCAGGCGCTGGCGCGTCATCACCAAGAAGTGGCTGGAAGACCGGCTGACTGAATCGCTCGCTGCAGCCGCAATAGTCCTGAGCGATGGAGGCTTGGTCGATTGACAACACTCACGTTGCTTATCAGCGAGCGAACGAACATAGTTAACACCATGCTCCACCTTTGTGCATAGACAGCGCAGAGCTAACCCTTCAGCCCGCTATTGCGGTTTTACCGCTTCAAAGCCTGCCAAGCCTAGAACGCTGCGAGATTCGCGGTAGTGCTGGCCATGTAATTGGGCGATGCTCAAACCGGCGGGCTACTAATTTGGCGAGTTCGACTGTCTGCTGATGTCATGAGTCTCATAAGCTCATTCAGGAAGGTTGGATTCCTTCACTCGCCTCCAAATTCCTACTGATCTATTGCAGATTTAGTAGAGCGAGCAACACGGCCCGGCACGAAGAGCATCAGCGATCCTGATAGCGCGGCGCTCGGGTTTTTTATTTGTCCACTGTCCAAGGACACAGGACGCCCTACGCCTCGACTAGGTCGGGGCTTTTTTATTTCAAGGATCGATCAATGGAAGCCACAACAACCGGAGCGCTGCTTGCGAAGTACAGCGCCGTTATTGCTGGCTTTATTGGTTCGATCATGTCGCTGACGTTCCTTAAGGACTTAACCCGCAAGCAGGCATTCTGCGCTGTAGGCGTTGGGTTCTCATCGAGCGTGTTCACATCGTCTTTTGCAGTATCTTTTTTCGGGTTGCCAGCAGATGCGGCATCAATGGACGGTGTAAGTTTCCTGATCGGCCTGCTGGCAATGAACCTCGTGCCTGCTGTGCGCTCGATGCTTGAGCGCCTGGCGGCAAGTACAGGGAAATAACCATGCAGACAATCATCCACTACTACGACACCGTGTTATGTGTAGCCATACTGCTTGTGTCGTGTGACTACCTGAGAGCCGTTTACTTCTTTGACCAGCCAATGCTTTCAGCCGCCTGCGCTGTGACTGCTGCCGGATCGTTCGGCCTTGTTCTGTATCTGTTCAACGGCGGTACTCCGCCTTTCTGGGCTGTCATGCTGCACACATCAATCGGCATTTTCGTCGCAGAGCATTACTTCCAAGCCGTCAAGCAGCACAGCCTGACGCACTGGATAAAACAGCGGGTGAGCTGATGGCCGCAACATCCAAAGCACTGTCAGAGGACGATATAGCTCAGATCATCGAGCACATGACCGAAGGGCTAACGCTCAAGCAGTCGTGTGAGCTGGCGGGGGTTGGATATACAAACATCATCACGCGGATAGGCAAGAGCGAGCGACTGACGAAGTTGCACGCGTGCGCGCGCGATGAATACGCCCGCTTCAAGGTTCAGGCAATGCACGACATCGCCAAGGACGAAGCGATAGACGTACAGCGCGCCCGTCTGATGGTTGATTGCATAAAGTGGGAAGCGGCACGGGTTCTGCCCAAAGAGTACGGCGACAAGGTACAGCAGGAGCATTCCGGCAGCGTAAACCTTAACGGGCTAACAGATGACGACCTCGACAGAAAAATTGCCGCAGCTCTCGCGGCAAGCGAAGGTTGAACTCTTAGCTCTGCTGGCTGAGAAGGAAGCAAGACGCAAGAAGCGATTGGCCCGTATCCAGTTCGACGGCCTGTACGACTGGCAGCGCCGGTTTGTGGCGGCTACGGCTGATCACACTTCTTGCCTGCTGATGGCTGGTAACAGGGTAGGCAAGACGCGCACAGGGTTGACGGTTGACGCTATCCATCTGCTGGGCGATTACCCGCCAGACTGGGAAGGTCACAGGTTCGACGCCGCGCCCATGTGCTGGCTGCTCGGGTTCTCGATGGAGAAGACTCGCGACCTGTTGCAATCGCCACTCTTCGGCAGGCTTGAGGGCGGCAAGTGGACTGGCGGTCTAATACCGGCTGACAGGATCATAGACCACAAGTCGGCAACCGGAACCAGCGGCGCGGCTCGCGAGGTACGGGTAAAGCATGCGTCCGGCCTTGAGTCTACTGTGCAGTTCTGGAGTTACAGCCAGGGCCAACACGCGATAATGGGCGACTCGGTTGATTGGTATCACATCGACGAAGAGCCAAAGGACCGGGCGATATTCCCGCAGGTACTGACCCGAACCGCTACAGGCGACAAGGGGCGGGGTGGTAGAGGGATACTTACCTTTACCCCTGAGAATGGCCGGACTGAGCTGGTTATACAGTTCATGGACACCCCGTCCGCTGGCCAGTACATGCAGCGCGCCACTTGGGACGACGCCAAGCACCTGACAGAGGCGACCAAGGCCGACCTGCTGGCTCAGTACCCAGCATGGCAGCGAGACATGCGCTCCAAAGGTCTGCCGCTGCTCGGCGCTGGCCTGATATTCGACTTTGACGATGAAGTGTTCAAGTGTCAGCCGTTTGAGTGTCCGCCGCATTGGTGGGTAGTAAACGGCATGGACTTTGGATGGGATCACCCGCAGGCGCATGTACAGCTCTGGGTAGATCGAGATTCGGACACGATCTATCTAGCGCATGCGTGGAAAGGCTCGAAGGTCACGCCATCGACCGCGTGGGGTTCTGTCAGGGCATGGGCGCAAGGCGTCCCGACTGCATGGCCACATGATGGACTCCAGACCGAGAAGGGAAGCGGAGAACAGCAGCGCGAGGCGTATCACGCCGCAGGCTGGCAGATGATGCAAGACCATGCGACATGGCAGGCAGGCGGCAACGGCGTAGAGGCTGGGCTTGTCGAGCTATACGAGCGCATGACAACCGGAAAATTCAAGGTATTCAGCCATCTAACGGACTTCTTCGAGGAAAAGCTGAACTACCACCGAGACGAGTCAGGCCACATCGTCAAGGTTAAAGACGACATTATCTCAGCGGTGCGATACGCCTACATGATGCGCAGATTCGCTAAACAGCGCCATGAGGTGCAATCACCGCGTTCAACGGTCATTCAAATGCCGCGTCAAATTCAGCCAAAGAGGCTCCGATAATGGTCAAAAAAGACCGCAAAGACAGCGGCAAGCTGCAAGAGATACTAGAGCGCCAGGACTTGGCGTGGGTTAGCTCTCAGGACGTGCGCGAACGCTCATCTGATGACCTGATGTTCTCCCGCGTTACGCAGTGGGACGACAGCCTAGACTGGTGCGGCCTTGAGTATCGTGGCGAGTTCAACCTCATCTGGAAAGAGCGCCAGCGCCTGCTTTCAGAGATGCGCGGCAATGACATCGAGGCGGAATTCAAGCCGCTAGATGGTGCCGATCCTGACGCCGCAGACATCCTGAACGGCCTGTACCGCACGGACATGCGGGATAACCGCAGCAAGGAAGCGGTTGACGTTGCTGTGGGCGATATGATCGATGCCGGCTTTGGTGCGTGGCGTCTGATTACCGAGTACCAGAACAGCGACAACGATCTGGATAACCGGCAAGTAATCAAGCGCGTGCCGATCCATGAAGCCAACAGCGTGGTGTTCTTCGACCCTAACGCCAAGCGCATGGACAAGAGCGATGCGCGCTACTGCACGATCATCACCACGATGACCAAGGAAGGCGCAGAGGAATTGTGCGAAGAGTTGGGCTGCGAAATGCCCGATATATCGACGTTCTCTCACACTGCGCAGTCGTATGTATTCCCGTGGAGCAACGCCAGCAAGACGTACAGCATCGGCGAGTATTACGAGCGCGAGAAGAAAACCGAAAAGATCGTGATCATGGAACACCCCGCGCTGGGCACGAAAGCCTATAAGCGTAGCGAGGTGAAGGATGTTTACGACGACATGCTGGCACAAGGCTGGCGCACGGTAGGGCAGAAGACTCGCGACGTTTACAAGGTCAATAAATACATCGTCAGCGGTTCGACCATCCTGCACGGCCCAGAGCTGATAGCGGGCGAGCATATCCCCGTTGTTCCATGCTACGGCAACTGGTACTTCGTGGAAGGCGTCGAGGTATGGTCGGGCATCACACGACTGGCCAAAGACCCGCAGCGGCTCTACAACATGCAGATGTCTTATCTGGCCGACATCGCATCGGGCGGACTGCGCCGTAAGCCAATCCTTACGCCTGAGCAGGTGCAAGGCTATGCGCATCTGTGGGAAGACCCGAACAAGTACCGTTATCTGTTGCTCAACAGCAAGGACGCGCAAGGCAACCCGCTACCGGGCGGCCCTGTTAGCTACACCGAGTCGGAGAACGTACCAGAAGCCACTGTGGCGCTGATCCAGTCAGCTCGACAGAACGTGGAAGACGTTACAAGCCCCGGCATGCCTCAGGATGTGCTAGACCCGGCAGCAAGCGGCAAGGCCATCATGGCCGTCCAGAATCGTATCGATAATCAGTCGTTTATCTATCTGGATAACCTCGCCTCAGCCATGCGGCGTGACGGTGAAATATACGCATCGATGGCTCGGGTAGTTATCGATACCACGCGGGAAGTCGTAACCACTGCCAGAGACGGCAGCGAAGCCACTGCAACGCTCATGGAGCAAGTGCAGGACATGGCGACTGGCGAGTGGGTAACTCTCAACGACCTGTCTAGAGGCCGTTTTGATGTGTATGTGGACGTTGGGCCTGCTTGGGCCTCACAGCGCCAGCAAACCCGCGCAGAACTCATGCAGATGATGACGGCGACCCAAGACCCGCAACTGCAAAGCATCCTGCAAATGCAGTACCTGATGCTTCAGGAAGGTCAGAGTATGGAAATCCTGCGCACTTACGCACGGCGCAACCTGCTCAAGATGGGCGTTATCGAGCCATCAACCGAAGAAGACATCGCGTACATGCAGCGGTTGCAGCAGCAGGCGCAAGCACAAGGCCCTGATCCACAGCAGGTGGCCGTGGCGCAGGCGCTACAGGCGCAAGCGATCAAAGACCAAGCACAGGCAGAGCAAGCCAAAGCGAACACCGTAAAGGCCATAGCAGACGCCGAGAAAGCCAGAGCGCAGACAGCCGAGATATTGGCCGACACAGACGCGCAGGCAATGGAAAACGCAGACAAGTTAGCGGGTGCATTACGCGGCACGATCATGCAGCAACAGGCAGCAATGCGCGGCTACTAAAGGTTTACGTCTACGCGGACGCAAAACGCGATTATCCACTTACCGTACATGCCGGGAGAACTAAGCATGGCTGACGAAGCAATCACCCTGGAAGCACTCGAAAAAGAAGCGGAAGAAGCGTTGAAAGCCGAGGAGACGCCCCCTAGCGTCGAGCCGGAAGTTGTGGCGAAGGGAGCCGCACCAGAAGACGACAAAGCCGATGAGGACGACAGTGCAAGCACCGAACAGGCGGCGCACGGCGGAAAGAAAACGGCAAACGTACCTATTGCCAAGCTGGCCAAGCTGCGCGAACAGCGCCGCACGGAACGCGAGGAAAAGGAACGGCTGCAAAAGCAGAACGATGAACTGGTTAAACAGCTATCCCTGATCGGGAACGCAGGGCAGCCAAAAGCTGCATTGGTGCCAACGCTTGAATCGTGCGACTACGACGAAAGCAAGTACCAAACCGCGATACAGGCGTGGAACCAGCAAAGCCTTGAAAGCAAGCTGCAAGAGATCGAGCAAAACCGCGCCAATCAAATCCGGGTCGCTCAGTTTCAGCAGCAGCTTGAAACGGATGTTCAACAGCACTATCAGCGGGTAAGCGATCTAGGTATCAGCCCTGACGACTTCATCCCAGCAGAAAAGGCTGTACGTGACACGTTCGGCGACACAGCAGTGGACCAGATGATTTCCGCTATCGGCGAAGGCAGCGAGCGAGTGGTACACCACTTGGGCCTGAACCAAGCAGAGCGGGACAAGGTGGCGCAGATGATTGCGCAAGACCCGTCCGGGTTTAAAGCCATTGGCTACCTCGGACGGCTGGCAGACAAGCTGGCCACCAATCCCACTCTTGGCAAAATCAGCCAAGCACCGGCAGCAGATCGGCCTCTAGCCTCTAGCGGCTCTCAAAGTAACGGTAGCGCAGTGTTGAAGCAGCTTGAGCGCCTCAACAAACTGCCGAACCGGGACAAGTTCCGAGAGTACAAAAGAAAGCTGGTGGCAAACGGCCAATCTGACCTGCTCAAAAAACACGGATACATGTAACAGGAGCGCCTACAAATGGCACTTACTACCGCAAAAGCAGTCACGGTCATGTTCGACCAAGTAAGCGAGGCTTACGAAGAGCAAGACCAGATGGCGAAAGTCGTCAATCACTTTGCAATGACTGGCGCGAAAGCCCAGAACTCCAACAACGTCGAATGGCGTCAAGTGCAACAACACGCGCCGGTAACTTCGGGCTGGGAGTTCACTGATAGCGATTTCGGCGATGTGCTGGAATTGTCCTACCCTTCCACCCTCGGCACCCCGGATAACGATCTGTTCAAGCTGCGCGCTGATGACTTCCGCGATAAGCAGTTCATGGACCGCCGCGCCAAGGCCGCAGCTCAACGCCTGTCTTCGTTCCAAGCAACCAAGATTGCTACCTTGGTTGGTCAGACTGGCTCGCTGTTCTATCGCGGCACCACTGCCGGTTATGACTTCATTAAGACGGCAGACACGCTGCTCAAAGAACGCCAAGCCTTCACTGGCGAGGGTCAATCGTTCTTCGTGAATGACCGCGATGCGCAGCGCATCTCCTCGGACTTGGCAAACCGTGAAACCCTGAAAGGTCTGCCGGAAGACGCCTACATTCGCGGCCTGATGGCCAAGAACACCGCAGGCTTCGACATTTACGAGTCATCGTATCTGCCGACTCTGGCTGGCGGCGCATTGGCTGGCGTCACTGTCACCACTACCGTTTCACAAGCCCCGCTGGCTAGCCAGACTTCGGTCGGATTCGTGCTGCCAGTGGATTACCGGATCTCTGATTCGATCACCCTGACCGGCACCATCACCAACCTGGTGGTCGGCGACCGTATCAGCTTCAGCGGCGTCAACGCTTGCGGTCGTCAGACCAAGAACGATACCGGCCAACTGATGACCTTTACGGTCGTTGAGAAGACCGGCGCAACCATCAAGGTGTATCCGCGCCCTGTGGCTGCAAATGACGCTGGCCTGACTGCCGTGCAGAAGTCCTACGCCAACATCATTGGCCAGATTGCCAGCGGCGCGACCGTTAGCAAGCTGAACAGCGATGCCAGCGCCCGCACCAACATCTTCTGGGCCAACGACTCCATCGAGATTGTGGATGGTGACGCCCCGCTGGAGCTGTTGAGCGAGCTGGACGGCATGGACGTAATGACATCCACCTTGTCGAGCGGCACCAAGCTGTACATGGCATATCAGGGCAAGATTGAAGACCTTACCCTGCGCTGCCGCTTGTTCACTTGGAACAACGTGGTAAACATCGATCCTTCGCGTAACGGCGTAGCGATCCTGGCGTAAAACTGAACGGGGCTGGAAACGGCCCCTTTCTTTTATCTGGAGACTCTAATGGGTATCCGCTGTTACTTCCGCAAAGGCGACAAAGAGGTTATCTGGGGCATTGCCTGCGAGACCTTGACCGCTGACGAATCAACGGAAGACGAATTGCAAACCCAAGGCTGGCGGCGTTCTCCGCTGGACTTGCACGAAAAGCCCGCAGTCGATGAGGTGTTACAGACACTTCGTGACGCGGCAAAGGAACGCGGCATTAAAGGATGGCAACGCATGGGCGAGGCCAAACTGCGCGAATCGCTGGGGCTGAATGATGGCAACGAAAAGTGATCTGGTCACAAGCGCGCTAAACAAGCTCGCCGTTAATGGGTTCGATTACGAGATTGACCCGGAAGAGGTAAAGACCGGCGTAACGGCGCTGGAATACCTAATGGCGGACTGGGACGCTCGCGGCATCAAGATCGGCTATAACTTCGCAGCTGACCCGGAAACGGCAGACATTACCGAGCAGTCGGGCTTGCCTGATATTGCCTTCCGCGCCGCCACCTATTCGCTGGCCATTGATCTGGCCGACACCTACGGGAAGGCAGTCTCTGCATCGGTATCGGCTGGCGCATCGTCTGGCATGACGTCCCTGCTCAACGCGATCCAGTACGTTCCTGTTGTTCAATACACTAACCGTATGCCTACCGGCTCTGGAAATCGTCGCTACGGCGCAATACAGCGATTCTATCGCCCCGTTTCGCAGCTTGATGCTGACAACGCAGGGCCAATTGATACCAACAGCAAAGGGATTATCCAGCCATGACAGACATCTATGGCCTCGGCAGCTCTGGCACGGTTAGCGGCGGTGATCTGCTGGCCAAGCAAGGCGCAGGCGGCAACAGAACGCGCAATGTAACGGTTGACGAATTGGCCGAGTACATAAACCAGATCATTACGGGGGCCAGCATCGACATCGACGTGGCCACGAACGTGATAACCCTGACGCTGGGTAATGGTCAGATCATTACCGGCACCGTTACGGCATAAGGAGTCACCATGACCACTACCACATCAATCATTCCGCTCGGCGTCACTGAAGCAACGTCCACTCCCGATGTAGTCGTTGAGGATGGCGCGGCTGTCACTGTTGGCATCTCTTCTGTCAACTCTTGGGAGTACCCGTCTCAGCCAATTCAGATACTGAAAGTGACGCCAGACGGAACGTCACTGCTAGGCACTTTGGGCATCAACAAAAAGACCGAGCAGGTATTTGGCCCTGTTACGTTCCGAGCCTATCGCCCGCAGCTTGCCGTAGCGTTTACTGTCTACACGGAAGCGTAACAACACAGCAACGCACGACCCACTTCGGTGGGTTTTTTATGCCGTTAAAAAGGTTCAACCATGCCGCAGATCAGCATAGTTTCGGGCATCTACAGCAACGACAAGGCGGATTACCGCCAGTCGTACCCGTTGAACTATTACCCCGTCGTTATGCCCACAGGTGTGTCGTCGTCATACCTTCGCCAGACGCCGGGCATCGTGCAGTTTGCGGACGGGGCCGGGGCTTATCGCGGGGCTGTAGAGTTTGGCGGAATGCTCTACATGGTTAGCGGGTCGTCGCTAATTCGCGTCTACTCAAACAACCTAACAGAAGTGCTGGGCGCTATCCCTGGCAGCGGTCCTGTGTCAATTGCCACTAGCATTGATCGTATTTGCATCGTAGCCAATGGCCGCGCCTTTTACTGGACATCATCGGCAGGTATCGAGGAGATAACAGACCCCGACTTTAGCCGCGCCACGGATGTTATTTATGTCGATGGCTATTTCCTATTCATCGATGAGCAGTACATTTTCAATAGCGATCTGAGCGACCCGATGTCGATCAACGGGCTGTCTTATGCGTCCGCTGAGATTGAAGGCGACGGCAACGTGGCGATTGTCAAAGTTCGAAACGAACCGTTTGTGTGCGGGGCCGAGACGATCGAGGTATTCCAGAACATAGGCGGCTCGCTGTTCCCTTTCCAGCGCGTAGTCGGTGCGATGATCACCAAGGGCGTGGTTGGTACACATGCAGCGATTGAGGTGGAGGATGCACTGTTCTTTGTCGGAGCTGGCAAGGGTGAGGCTCCTAGCGCCTACCTTGGCGCAGGCGGGCAGGCCCAGAAGGTCGCCACCGATGAAGTAGACAAGATACTTCAAAGCTACACCGACGAGGAATTATCGGGCACGGTTTGCGAGACATACACCGCAAACGGCCAATACTTCATCTTGATTCATCTGCCAGACCAGACGCTGGTTTATGACTTGTACGGCAGCGCTTCGGCTGGCTCTCCGCTGTGGCATGTTCGCAAGAGTGGCGGCGGAGCGTATCGCGCTCGAGGGTTCTCTCGGGCTTACGGTCAGTGGCTGGTAGGCGACAACAGGTCGAGCAGCATTGGCGTTATTCGTGACGACATGGCGACAGAGTATGGCGCAACGGTTGAGCGTGAATTCACCACCCCGCTGGGGTTTGCGGATGGCGCGGGCTTTATCGTCCACTCAGTAGCCTTGTTCGGACTGCCAGGGCGCACCGCGCTCGATACCAATCCGAAAATATCCATGAGCTCCAGCCGTAACGGCGTGACATGGGGTCAGGAGCGATGGGCCAACAGCGGAAAGCGCGGGCATTTCGACTATCTGCCGGAATGGCGTCGTCTTGGCCGTGCTGGGTCGCAGTTAAGCCTGCGCTTTCGTGTCGTAAACGAGTCGTTTTTCACCCCTTCGCGGCTTGATGTGAAAGTGGAGCCGCTCAATGCCTGACGCCCCTCAAATCAAGTCCCCGCCACGTAACGAGCTAACCGCTCTGGCCGGTATCAATGAGCGCGTTATGCGCTATCTGGAAGGGCTATCCAGCGCCATTACCGACACGCGGACGCAGACAGGCACAGGAAGCCCTGAAGGCGTCACCAAGTCAAACAGCAGCCGCCTCTATATCGATCTGGCTACCGGCGATCTCTACAAGAACACGGCCAGCACATACGGCTCCATTACAGGGTGGGCGCTGGTTTGATTGTCGAACTGTGCATGAATCCAGACGTGATACGGGGGCTGTATGACGATGAATTTGTCCAAGACAGATACGCCGACTCCGGCTATTACGGGTTTATCGACCGGGCAGATATTTTTTACCTGGCTGCTCATGATGGTGATCGTTTTGTATGTTGCGCTCTGTGTGTCCTGCGCAATCTATGGGACATCGAGGTGCATCTATGCATACCTGGCGAGCATCGCCGGCTCGGGTATCAATTCTCTTCGGCGGTTTGTGACTTCCTGTTTGCCAACACACCGATAAATCGAATCAGCACAACGGTGGTTAGCCTGTTCCCGCAGGTTGCCAACTTTGCCAAAAAACTTGGCTTTACCTACGAGGGTACGGTTCGCGGCGCATGCCATCGCGACGGTGACTTTCTGGACTTATGGCACTTTGGATTAGTGCGCGGAGAGAAATATGGGCGGAAGTAGCGACAACGGCGCAAAGAAGGCCGCGAAAGCTCAGCAGGCCATGCTACATCAGCAGATTGCAGAGCAGAAGGCAGCCTACAAGGACGCGAAGGGGCTTTATCAGCCTTACTCTGATGCGGGCCTTGGCGGGCTAACTTCATACCTAGACCTTTTGGGGCAGAACGGCAATGACGCGCAGGCGCAAGCCATTAGCGGACTGGAACAGACCCCAGGCTATCAGGCGCAACTTGAGTCCGGCCAGCGCGCAGTGCTTCAGAACGCATCTGCAACGGGCGGGCTTCGTGGCGGCAACGTACAGCAGGGGCTTGCCGAGTTCGGTTCCGGCCTGTTCGGTAACTATTACCAGAACATGCTTGGCCAGTTGGGTGCATTGCAGCAGCAGGGAATGAACGTGCAGACCAACCTCGCCAATGCACGTATGGGCGTGGCCGGGAACGTTGGCAACGCCTACAGCGCTATGGGTGACGCTCAGGCCCAAGGAATCCTTGGCGGACAAGGTGGCGGACAAGGTGGCGGCTTCGGCGGCATGGCAAGTGGCGCGCTGTCTGGCGCTGCATCTGGGGCGATGATGGGTAGCGTTGTGCCTGGTATAGGAACAATGGCTGGCGCAATCGGTGGCGGCGTACTTGGCGCGCTGGGAGGCAAGTAATGGCGGTCAATTACGCAGCGTTTCTACAGCCGCAGCAGAATCAAGTCTCTGACGGACTGAACAATGCCGCAGCTGCGGCGATGCAGATACAGGCTAACCAAGCCGCACAGGCGCAGCAGGCTAGGGCGGCAGAGTTTCAGCAGGCATTCGGTGCGGCTTACCAGTCTGGCGACAATAAAGCGCTGACCAGCCTGATCGGGCAATACCCTGAGCAGTTTGAGCAGATCAAGCAGGCGGCAGGGTTCAGGGATGAGCAGACCAATAACGCGCTTGGCTCGCTCGGCATTCAGATTTCTACTCTGGCAGGTACTGACCCGCAGGCCGCAGCGCAGATGATTGCGCAGAATGCCGACCTGCTGCGATCTAAGGGCGCAGGCTACGAGCCGGAAAACCTGATGAAGCTGCTGGCAGAAGACCCGCAAGGTCTGGCAAAACGTGCGGACACGTTCTCGCTTCTAGCGCTCGGGCCCGATAAGTATTACGCGGTAACAGACCAGCGAAACAAAAACGCGCTAACGTCGAGAGGCCAAGACGTGACGATGCGCGGGCAGGACATAACCGTGCGCGGCCAAGACATCCAGCGCAGTGAGGGGGCAGCAAATCGCGGCAACGCCATGCAAGTGGCACAGATCAAAGCTAACGCAACGCTCGCAGATGCAGCCGCAAAACTTCAAGCCGGGCAGACGCTGGACGTAAAAGACGTGCGCCAGATTAACTCCGACCTGACAGGATTTACGAAAGAACACGCAGGAATGTATAGCGCCGCCAAAGACCTTGAGACGCTGGCAGACCGCAACACTCCCGCAAGTCAACTGGCCGCCATATTCAAGTACATGAAAGCCCTTGACCCTACATCTGTAGTTCGTGAAGGCGAGCAGGTAATGGTTCAGCGCACGGATGGCATATTTGGAACGATGGGGAACCTTGTTAGCGGTCTGCAAAACGGCCAGCGACTTAACCCTGAGCAGATGCAAGACCTTGTGATGACAGCCAAGGAATTGGCAAACAGCCAGGGGGTATCTGTAAACGCGACCGTGGATCAGTATCTAGGCAGCTATGGAGAAGTGATCCCGCCTGCGCAGCGCAATTTGCTGGAGTCGCGAAAGGCCAAGATGTTTGATCTTCCGAAAAAGCCGCCAGTTGCCGGGGAAGGCGGGGGCAATGCAGCGCCAACAGTAACCACACAAGCCGCATACGACGCGCTACCTTCTGGAGCGGTCTACATGGAAGACGGCGTACAGTACAGGAAGCCCTGACATGGCTAGTAAATTCGGGGGTATCCCTGTTGAGTCGCAACCAGTAAAGCAAAGCCGCTTCGGTGGAGTGGCTGTAGATAACTCTGTGCGCGATGCCGCTTTGGCTGAAGTCGCGGCAGAACAGGGGCCAATGGACTCTTTGGCTATCGCAATGGGAAAAGGCTTCTATAATATCGGGAGGGGGTTGGGCATTGCCGACCCTGAATCCGACATAGAGAAGGCGGCTTATGCACAACTCTCATATCAGCGACCATACACAACCACAGCCGGCGAAATCATTGGAGAGTCAGCTCCGTTCATTATCCCAGGTGCTGGGGCCGGCAAAATCGCATCAGTTGTACCGCGAGCTATCGCAATGGCGGGACTCGGAGCTGCGGAAGGATCAATTGGCGCTAGAGGCCGAGGCGAAGACCTCAACAGTCAGGTGGTACACGGTGCGGTGGCGGGTACTGTTGCAGGTGGGCTTGAGCTGGCTATGCCTAGCATTGTCCGCGCTGGCAGCAAGGTATTTCGTCGGGTAATGGGTAGGGAGCCTACCGGCTCCTTAATCGACGCAGCAGGACGGCCAACCGCAGAGCTTCAAGATGCTCTGGCAAAGGCTGGCACAAACTACGACGACCTTGCGCAAGCCGCCATGCAGGACTTGGCGCAAGCTCGACCCGGAACAAACCCAGAGCAGGCCGCAAGAGCAGCCCTGTTCGCGTCTGAGAGCGTTCCAGCTACTCGCGGCGCTATCACCAAGGACTTCGGCCAGCAGGCCGCAGAGGCCCGCCTAGCTGAGTCGGTCGCTGATCCAGCCGCGTCACCTTTCCGTGGCGCAATTCTTACCCAGTCCGAAGCCATAAAGAGCCGTCTTGACGACCTGGTAAATAACCTTGGCGTTCCTGAGCGAACCGGCGAGGCGATCAAGGAAGCCCTTAGCAGCCAGAAAGCCATGCTCCGTTCTCAGAAGTCCGCGCTATACAAGCAGGCAGCAGAGCAGGCGGACAACCTTGGCGTTATGCCGCTGGTTCCTGACAGTCTAGCAAGCTCTCTGCCGGATGCCGCCACCCTGCGAAGGATCAACAGGCTTTCGCCAGGGCCGGCGGGCGCAGTTGACGACCTGATGCAAGAGTTCGGGATAAAGCAGGCTTCAGAAGGCTTTGACGGGGTGGTAACGCCTATCGGGCTGAACAACTTTGAAGACTTCCGCGCAGCACTTAACCAAATAGAGCGGTCTGATCCGTCCGACGCGGTAAAGGTCATAACCGGCCCACTGAAGCGGGCGCTGGATGCCGAGACTGACATCATGTCGGACGCCTTGGAGGCTTCAGGAAATGCAGCGGCCAAGGATCTGGTCGGCAAACTAAAAGAGGCTCGCGGCGTAGTTCGTGAAATAAAGACGGACTTTAGCCCACAGTCTATTGCCGGTCGCCTGATTGACGTTAAGCGCGATGGCGTCACCCCGATACTTGAGGCTTCACAAGTCGCGCCAAAGCTGTTTTCCAAGGCTACTCCAGTCGAGCATCTGCAAAAAACGATGGCCAGCCTTGCCAAGTCAGGAGACAAGGGCAAGCAGGCAATCGGAGACCTTCAGGCAACCGCCGTAATGCGCCTGATGGATGAGGCTTTCGGGGCGTCCAGTCGTCAGATTGATGGCGTGGCTACGTTTAGCCCTGGCGCATTCCAGAAGGCTATCAAGAACATCGGAGAAGACAAGTTGAACCTGCTGTTCTCTAACAATGCGCAGGCTCTGACCCGAATCAAGAACCTCGAAAGCATCTCCAAGGCGATACAGGCACCGTCTGGCGCAGTTCCTAAAGGATCTGCAAGTGTGATCCTTGACGTTATGCAGCGTGTCGGAATGTCTAAGGTGCCATTCGGGGGGGCGTTCATGGAGGCCGTGAGCAGCCTGCAATCGTCCGGCGCAACTCGGCGCGAAGTCGTCAAGGCTTTAAGCGCCAAGCCAGAAATGTCTGCACTTGCTACCTCTATCAGTCGAGATTATCCCGCAATGGCTACCGTGCTCGGCATTGCTGGGTTCGGCCAAGCTGAAAGCGAAGAACCGCCACCACTCGTAATAACCAGAGGCCGATAATGTCCAACATCCTCGTTCAATCCCCGTTTGAATACCTAACGGATCGGTCAGGCCGCACATTGGCCAATGGCAAGATATATGTCGGAGAGCCGAACAAAGACCCGCAGAACTTCCCCGTAAACGTCTATTTCGACGTAGACGGCACCATCCTCGCCACTCAGCCTATCCGCACCAACTCGGCAGGCTTCCCATGCGACGGCAGCGGAAACCCGAAGCGTATCTATACGCCAGATAACTACTCGCTGCGCATATCCGACCAGAACGGTGCTCAGGTTGTGTACTCGGCCAGCGCGGCAGACGGGTTCTACGGCGTGGTTGCTGCTGATCTGGCAAACGAAACCGATCAAGACCTTGGCACAGGGATGGTTGGGTGGATATATTCGGACGGCGCTGGGCCTGTTGGATCAACCCTACACGATAGGCTATCGCGGGGATGGGTTGATGTTAAGGACTTCGGCGCTGTCGGAGATGGTACGGCAAATGACCAAGATGCGTTTGATTCTGCCGCATCTACAGGCCGGACTGTCCTGCTGCCATCTGGGGTTTATCTTGTTCCGACCGGCGACTTTAGCTCTGTTCGGTTTTATTCATTCGACGGAGCGACAACAAACAACTCAACTATCGCTATAGTTGATCCGCTTGCAAACTCGCTGGCGGTTGGCATTCAGGCGTCATTTGCCTGCATACCTAGCGCGCTGCCATTTGGCTGGGTGCATCTCAACGGCGGAACGCTAAACCGCACCGTATACCCTCAGCTCTGGTCTTTCGCTGAAGACTCTGGAAACATTGTTGATGAAGTAGACAAGACTGCAAACCCTACCGCGTTTGGTCGCGGGAACGGGTCAACCACGTTTTCGCTCCCAGACATGCGCGGGCGCAATCAGGGCTATGCGGACGATAGCGCGGGCGTCGATGCCTCGTTTGTGCTGGGTAAATCGATCACTGTCAGCGCGGCAACGGCAGCGCCAGGTATCAGCGTGCGCAGTGCAATCAGCACTCCAGCAATCAGAGCATTCGCGACAGCGGTTAATCAGGGGACTATCGACATTCAGTCTCTTCAGGCTGAAGTTGCAGCGCTTGATACTGCAATAGACTTCGCCATCGTCTACCCGAACGGCGGCACTGCGCTAGTACCGGCAAAGCTGGCTGCGAGTACACGATACGTCGAGACTAATCCGTTCCCCGGTCACCACTTGATCACTCAGCTAGAGCTTTTGGTGGACGGGGTGTGGATGGCAATATCCCAAAATGCTAGCGCTGCCACCTACTATGGTGGGTTTTCAGGCGATTACGACGGAGACTTGGTGATTGTAACGACGGGACTCGCCTACGCCTATGTAACAGCAATGGCGCTTGGCGGAGTTGCAGGCGGAGGGGTTGCATGGACTGCGGCAAACATCACTGGCAGCCGTGTAAAAGTCTGGAAAGTTAAAGGGGCAACAGCATGAGCATATATTCTGAGGTAGGCAGCTGCGTACAGCAGGTCGGCGGAAAATGCCCTGATGGGTGGGTGGTTATGCAGGAGCAGCGGCCAACTGAAAGCCACGTCGCTCAGGCTGACGGGAGTTGGATCGTCCCAGCTAAAACAGCGGAAGATCTGCGCGAAGAATGGAAGTCCGAACGGTCTGCGGCTGTCGAGGCTATCAAGGTCACGACTCTGTCCGGAAACACTTTCGACGGTGACGAAGTATCTCAAGGCCGCATGGCTCGCGCCGTGTCGAGTATGGAGGACGCTGATACGGTGCTCTGGGTGCTGGCCGATAACTCCGTTATACAAGCGACAAAGGCCGAGCTGCGCGAAGCCCTGCGACTTGCCGGATCGGCGCAAGCTGCCATCTGGGTGCTTCCATGAAGCGCGTCTATCTAATGGCCATCTGGCTGCTGTGCGTGGCCGCTTCTCTCGTGTCTGCCGTCTGGATGCTCGCCGCAGTTCTGACAGGTAGCGATACCAGAGCTTGGAAGCTGGCCGTATCGCATGACCAGCTCGCCAATACAGCCTTTGGCGGAGATGAGGACGAAACCATCAGCAGCAGGGCAGGACGCGCCAAGCGTGACGGCAAGCGGTGGGGGTGCATTTTCTGCAAATTGCTCGACCGCTTCGACAAAAACCACTGCGAAAAATCAATAGGGCAATGATATGACAAGTCCCCTGCAATCCCCGCTGCAACCCGTCATGCGCTCACCGCTGGAGTTCAGGCGGCGAGGGGGCGGGTCTTTCGATATTGCCTCGACAAACCCTAGCGCGTATTACGACAGAACGAATCTGTCTACGCTGTTTCAGAATAGCGCAGGCACTACGCCAGTAACGGCAGATCGCAGCCTATTGGGCTGGGGCTTGATCAGTCGCAGGGGTTGGCGCTTGGGCCTGAGTTGGTTGCAAATGGATCGTTTGACTCGTCTTCCGATTGGTCAATTACGCCAAACTGGACAATATCTGGCGGAAAATTGAATAAGGCGCTAGGCGGAGCCACGAATGCAGACGGGTCGCTAGTCTCTGCGCTAGTGATTGGCAATTGGTACAAAGTGACGTTTGATGCCGTGGTAACGGCTGGCGCGTTCTCTCTGTTATTTCGCACGGAAGGTTATTTGACCTCCGGCAATATCCGTATCAGCACTTCTGGCGCAAAGACGCAGTATCTCTACGCAGATCAAGCGTACACGCTGATATATCCGACATCGGAGTATTCGCCTAATGACGAATTCTCGATAGATAACATCTCCGTCAAGCTGGTGGCAGGCAATCACCAATCCCAAGCCACCGCAGGAAAGCGCCCAGTTACCGCAGGCACCCCGATCTACGCAAACTTCGACGCGGTTGATGATGATCTTGTCGCTACATTCCCCGCATCACTAGGCGCTGGCTGCACAGTCTGCCGCTCTCTGCCTGCAACTGGGGCAAGCATCACAACTGGCGTCACCATCGGCACGACCTACACCGACAACGTAGACGCGCACGCGCTGCTGATCTACACGGGTGCACAGTGGGCTGCGCTCGATGCTGGGCAAATCGCAAAAATCACAACATGGCTCAATGGGAGGGCTGGACTATGAGGGTAATTCTGATCTGCCTGTTGCTGACCGGCTGCGCTGCGTTTGACCCTGAGCCGTACAACATCAAGCAGGACACCGTAACTGTTCAGGTCGTTATCAATCCGATGCTGACTGCCTTTGACTACAAGGGCGACATCATCCACCCGCAAGGAATGGCAGAGCGCAAGGACGGGAAATGCGTTATTACTTTGCGTGAATATCCGATATGCCTGGCACATGAGATGCGGCACTGTCTTGAAGGCCAGTGGCATCCGAAAGCGTCTAAGCATTTCCCCGGCAATGACGACGATTGTTGGCAAGACGGCCAGCAGCAGAACTTGCGCTAACCGCACACCAGACCCGCTTCGGCGGGTTTTTTATTGCCCGGGAGAAACCATGATCAACAGTCGAAAGGTTGAGGACTTGCACCCGAAGGTTGCCGACCTGTGCAGGAAGTTCATAAACGCATGCGACAAAGAAGGGATCAACGTACTGATCACCAGCACATACCGTGATCATGAGTCGCAGGAAGCTCTGTTCGCTCAAGGTAGGACGGCGCCAGGGCGCAAGGTTACTAACGCAAGAGCGGGGCAGTCTTGGCATAACTGGCGGTGTGCGTTCGACTTCGTGCCAATCGTAAACGGAAAAGCCATGTGGGATGACCATCGGACGTTTATGCGGTGTGGCGAGATTGCCGAGTCTGTCGGGCTTGAGTGGGGCGGCAGATGGACAAAGTTTACGGATATGCCGCATTGCCAATGGACGGGCGGATTGACGCTCGCAGACTTGCAAGCCGGAAAGAAATTGGCGGTCGCATGATTGACCTAATCCCCGCGCAGTTCCGCCTTGCCGTCTACGCGCTCGCATGTGCGCTTCTGTTCGGCGCTGGCTGGCTGACTAACGGCTGGAGGCTTAACGCTGACATAGCGCAGATTGAGGCCGATCAGGCGCAGGCTTTGACCGCTGCCATCCAGCAGGCCCGGGCCGAAGAACAGCGCCGCCAAGTCGCACTAGAAGGAATCCGCAAAGATGCTCACGAACAAATATCAACTGCCGTTTCTGATGCTGCTGCTGCTCACGCTGCTGCTGTCGGGCTGCAACAGCGGGTTGATCGCCTCGCCGCCCGCCGCTGTCCCTCCGTTACCGATGGAAGCCCAGCAGCCGACCCAGCCGGATTACTGCTTGCCGACCTGCTCGGCAGGATTGATAAGAGAGCGGGCGAACTGGCAGCGCATGCTGATCGAGCAAGAATAGCCGGTGACGCCTGCGTTAAGGCTTATCGGTCGGTTGAGTAGCGCATCTGTGCTTGGCTAGGGCTGCGTCAATGGCGGAGTCAAGTTCTGCACCAGATACCCGCTGCAATGTGTTGAGCATCCAGCAGTCGTTCTCTAGCGCACGCGCAAACCGATACCGCTCCGCATCCCGTTTAAGCTCGGCATTCTCTGCGCGCAGGGCGTCATAGTCCGCAAGAAGCGATTGCGACGTACTGTGATAGTTCTCTATGCCGTTGATGCTGCCCATAACCATTTCAAGCGGCATATTGATAATGCCTCGCGTCATAACCTCTCCCATTTCTAACCCCTCCAGTACAATGTTGCACACCCGAAGCCTGATTTGCGCGCTTTCCGTAGGTTCCATATAGCTTTTATCAGGCTCTCGCCTCTCCAAAACTGCGCGTAACTATATTCGTCATCGCCGTGGTGTTTTCCCCATACCTGTACTTCAAAAGTATTACCCATCTCATCACCTCATTCGTTCCGCAATTATTTAAGACCCTTCGCCGTTATTGGCCTGCAAGGCAGCTCTGCGCGGGTCATGAATTCAACTGCCATCACTACCCCCTTTGGCGCTGCCTGGCTGATGAATCGTAAGAATCGCCGCCTCAATCTGTGCAGACAGTTCGCGCCATGACTCGACGGTGTGAATCCCTCCTTCAATATTTACCTCTACGCAGCACTCATCGAAGCATGTCACGCTGGCCTCAAGCACTCCGGGCGATGTTATGTCGATTGCCGTTGATTCAGTCTTGTATGTTGCCATCTGTCAGAACTCCTATATGCCGTGCTTGCGGCTCCACTCAAGCGGATCGGGGGCTGGCTGATCCACTCCCAGCAGGGCGCGGAGTTTACTAATGCCGCCATCGCCAAGCGCGACATCCACAGGCTCATCGCAAGTAAACCCGCTGAAGTATCTTTCGATTCTTACCAGCAACTCCCTCGGCACAATCACCGCATCGCTCTGCGGCTGGGCTGGGGCGGCTGCGAGCATCACATCAACATCATTTAGAAAGTCATCCGAGAAAATGAACCACTGATCATCTCGGCTTACGCCACACAGGTCTGCGTGGTAATTGCAGAGAGCTTTTGCCATCGCCACTCGATCCGGCACCGCAGCATTGAGCGCGGCAAGCTCTGCGAGTAGCTGGTCGATTACTGCCGTAGCGTCTGAGAGGCGGCTGAGTGGTTCAACCTTAGCGCCCCAGCCTGCATCTTGGTCATATACGCCGTTAGGCACTTGAACGCGTCTTCTGCCGTCAAAGTGCTGGTGCAGTGAAGCCACCACCTCCAGCCCCCGCGCTTCCTTAATGTCAGTCATTGCTCACCTCCGGCGCTGCTGGCTCTAGCCCGCATCCGCAAGTCTTGATTGGTTTGAGTTTCCCTGTGTGCACATGCCTGCCAGCTAGAAATGACGCGCTTGGTAGCCCAGCCATCTGCGCTCTCGCCTCACACGCATGGCAGACAATTGCATCAACCGGTGGCTCTGACAGGAAGGCCAACTTTGCTTTGCTATTGCTGTCTGTTGATCCTCCTCCGCACCAGTAATTAACAGCAATATGTGGCTGAGAATGTAGGTTGTAGAGAGTCACGCTTCTCGGGCGGTGGATAAGAATGCCTTGGCGATTTTCAACAAACGGCTCACAGTCGAGCCAGCTTGCAGCTTTCCTATGTGCCTGCTTGCGAGACTCAAGAGGCAGCCGCATCACTCACCTCCTTTGGGCGCTGCTGGCTGGGCTAGGGCGGATTTATTGAACGGGCCGCACAATGCGTAGGTTACGTTCTGCACAAGGGCGTCAGGGTCAAAGTCAGGCCATTTCCCGCAGTTGGTTGCACCGCGCACTGCGTACCGAGCCGCCGCTTCGACTATGTTGCCGTGCTCGGCGTGGTTCAGTATCGGCGCTGTCAGTTCTTTGGGTTCATCCGCACCCTCTTCATATTCACGCTCCGCGTATAGCCAGTGCGTTTCAGCTAGTGGGAATGACATAACGCCAAATGCGCTCCCGTCTGGCAGCACTGTGACTACGCAATCCGGCACCGCAGCCTTGGCCTTGAGCGCGGCAAGCTCTGCCTCAAGCTCGGAATAACGTGAAATCAGCTCAGTAAACATCTTTCTCTCGTCATAGTCGGCATCACACTGCGGGCAGTACCCGCCAGTCTCTGCAATCTCACTGGCGGTATTGTGCGACCCGCACGACTCGCATTGAAATGTTGGGGCGCTCATTCGCTCAACTCCTTCTTGG